TTGTTTTCATCTTGCAAATATAAGGAATTTGGAGGGGACTAAGCCCCTCCGTCTTCCATTAATTATTATCCAGCATAAGTAACTGAACCTACAGCAGGTTGGTTTGCGAATGCATACCACTTAGTCCCATCACTTACGAATTTAATTACTTCTCCTCCTAAAGCAGCAGCTTCAAGAGTTACAGTGTCAGCAGCAGCGTCAAAAGTACCGTCAGCACCAGCATCAGGGCCTACACAGATAGCTATTGTGTCAGCAGTTGCAGCAGTAATAACAGCATCTCCAGCTCCAGAAGGACTTGCAGTGGCTACAAACGTGAAGTTTAAGCCAGCAGCTACTTCTGGAAGAGTGATTACTACATCTGATCCTCCTGATATAGTTAAGAACACAGTAGCTCCACTTTGATGATCATATAAAGTAGTTGCTGCTGTTGTTACTGTTACTACAGGACAGATTTGACCTCTTAATTTTGGAAGTCTTCCCTCCCCTTGTTCAACAGATTTTGTTGATAAATCTAAATAATTTGCCATTTTTTTATTTTTTAGGCGATATTGGGAGGCCGAAACCTCCCTTTATCAAATTAATAATTAAACTACGAAGCAGATAAAATACCGCAAGAAAGTGGATTTCTTACAATAATACCTGACTCAGATAATACGTGACATTGGAATCTATCATCTCCATTAGCAGCCATCATTGATTTGTTGTCATATGGATTTACCATACCACCAATGTATTTCTTAACTAATGAACGATTAATTCCGTTAGCACCTTTAGTGATTAACTCTACGTTAGAAACACCAGAAGTTGTTCCGAAGTCCATGAATACCATCTTCATAGATTCTTTTAATCTAGTATCGCCAAATGAGTTAGTACCACCTGAAGCACCGTGCATGTGTGGATCATCAAATACTGGGCAGTAAGCAATAGTAATTTTATTACCTAACGCATAGTAAGAAGTAAAGTTTCCACCTAATGAAATGTCAGAACCAGCTTTTACATCAGCCATAGATCCACCTGTCATTGCACCAGCAGGAGCAACAATAAGATCTTTCATAGCTCTATGAAAAGCAATACGTCCTTCAGTTCCAGTAAATACAACCCACTCATTACCTTCAGCACCTTGAGCGTTTAAAGAGATCTTACCAATAAACTCAGTAATGATATCTTCAGTTAATGTTCCAGCAGAGTAAGAAGCTTGATTAGAAGAACTAATTTGAGCTAATACACCGTCACCGATAGTTAAAGCACCATTAGCAGTAGTATGTGTAGCTCTAGTTGAACCATCAGCATAAGTACCTGTTACCACCTCACTAATAATATCAGTGTTAGTAGCAGAGTAGTTAGTCGCAGCAGTAGCTACAGATGTTTGTCCATACCATCTTTGTAATTCTTGCTCATACATGAACTGATCCATCATTTGTTGCTCTTTAGTAAAGTACCAAAGTGATTGACCATTATTTTCAATCCAAGAAACATCAGTAGCATCTTTACCAGTGATTGTACATTTCTTTCTATTAATAGTCATCCAGTTTTTATAAGTATCTGGGTAAGCAAAGTTTTCACCTACTTCACTTCCTGTTGATCCAGCAGGGAATGCAGATCCAATTCTACCTACAACACTTCCAACTGAGTTGTCAGCAGCAGTAATTGCAGTTATCGCCTCTAATGTATAAGCATTAGAAGAAGCACCTACTACTACAAGAGCAGTACCACCAGATGGGTATCTAACTACATCGTATAAATTGAATTGATCTTCAGCACCTCCACCTGAAGAAGCTTCAAATTTCGTACCTGTAATTTTAGACCCAGCAGCAGCTGCGCCACCAGCACCGTTTGTTGCATCAGTACCGTGAGTTTCAATCATTGTTTTTCTATTTAGACGGTTCATTACTTTCCATTCGTATGAACTATCTCCTAAAACTTTTTCCTTAGCAATTCTTCTAGTTCTTTCTAAAAGATATGTCATTGAATATCTCGGGTAAAGAGATATTAAAGTTCTAGCTATTTCTGGATGTTGTAACAAATTTGCGTTTAATGCATTCGCAGCAGTTGTTCCAACTCCATATGTACCCGTTGAAGTTACAGCCATTTTTTTAAATTTTTATTAATTAAACATTTTACTAATTATCCAATTAACTTTCAACTATGAGCAGACTTTGTCTTACTTTTTAAGCTTACTCGCCCATGAACGCTTTAGGATCAAACGTACCTGACTTCACTTTGAAGTTAGATTTGCTTTTTCCATTATTAAGGTTTGGTGAGACTATACTATCCATGATAGTGGCTTTGCCGTCTTCCAATCCTTGAGAACGAAGAATTTTTTCTATTTGCTTACGATACAACATAAACATAGCGACATCAGCAACATTGGCGTGATCCTCATATATGTCTTTCATCATATCGGTAGTAGCATAACGATATACTTCTTCTTTCTGTTTCTTTGTTACTTTTCCTCCCATAAATTCTCCCATGCCTTTAATTTGGTTTTTTAAGCCACTTTTAGCATTCTTTATGTCTTCCTGTTGTTTCTTTACTGATTGTGCTTGAGATTGTTGAGCTTGTGCAGTTTGTTGATCAATAGCATTACCTAGTACTCTTCTAACACTTTTAGCTTTCATCTTCATCATTCCAGAATCCTCTAACTTATCTAAAGAATCTTCTATATCAGCAGCCTCTATCCCATCAGCCTTCAATTCCTCAGCAACTAAATCTCTATCACTTAAAGCTAAATAACTTCTTAACTCAGTTATTTGACTATTTGGAGCTGGTTGTGCATTCTGCCCTTTTAGTTGCTCAGCATAGTCATTAAGTGTTTTTAAAAACTCTTCTTTAGAGTTAACATTCAATCCTATCTCTTTACCAACTTGTGACCAGCTTAAACCATCTTCATTAACCTCTTCAGTTTCTTCTGTCTTTTCTGAATCCCAATCATCCTCTTCATCTTCTTCTGCAACTTCCGCATCTTCCTCTGCTTTATCCCATCCCCATCCATCTGCTTGTTCTTCTTCTTCTTTCTCAGACTTAACCTCTCCTTCTGAATCTTCAGTTTTGTCTTCAGTTCCTAGCTCTCCATAATTATCATCTGTAAAAGCTAGAGGATTAAATTCATCCTTAATCCCTGTTTCTTCTGTAGTAACTTCTGCTGTTTCAGCTACTTCATCTACTAATTTTGACTCTTCTTTTGCCATTTTATTTAATTTAAATTAATACTCCCTAAGTTTGCAAATATACAAATAATTTATTATAACCTCTCAGCCGCTCTTTTTAAATCGCTTGATGTTGTAGATGTTCCAGTGCTTTTTGCTTTTTCTTCTTTTTGCAAATTAGCCTCGCTCTCTATATTTTTTCTGTCAATATAGTAGTCAGCCGCCTTCTTATCCATTTCATTTCTTTCTTTAGTATCATGTAAATCTCTATCAACTTCTGCTTGTATTTTAGCAACTTGTAGTCTAGAGTCTGATCCAATTTTAGCAACTTGTATTTTAGCCTCATTGTCCATTTGTTTAAGTTGAGCCTCAGCTTGGAATTTAGCTTGTTCAGCTTCAGCAGCAGCTTGTTGAGCTTGTTGTTGTTGTTGCATAGCAACCTCTTGTTGTTTCTGCATCTCACTCATAGCTTGCTCTAACACTTTCTCAGCTTCGGTCATTGTATCAGATCTAAGAACTTTAATAACACCTAACAAGTCAACAGATCCTGCTTGTAACGCTGCTTGTGCTAATTGTTGTACAACTTGCTTCATTGCATCATCCTTACCGCTATCACCTACATATACACCAAAGTCTTGTAGCGCTACGTCTGGCATAACATTTAAAAATTTGTAAGCACCGTCTCCTAATATCATTCCAGCTTTTTTGCCTCCTGCCCAAGCAACCTTCATTAGATTACATAGTCTTTCTAACACTCTTTGTTTTACTTCTGCATGTGAATAAAACCAGCTTTCTGTTATTGTTGATGATTGAACAACACTTCTTTGTACGTTACCTACATACTCATACTTTTCTACAGCTCCTTCTCTTTGTCTAGTAACTCCTGATATTTGACCTGCCATATCTTCTAGCATTACTTTAAGGTTAATTAACTGTTGTACAGATTGCGATAAAGTAAAGTCAATTTGTTGGAACTGATTAAAGCTACTCATTTGATTACCCTCATCTTTTGAGTTAATAGGTATAATACCATCTGTTTTTAAGTGATACAGTACTTGCTGAATATCCATACCCACATTAGTAGGCAATTGCGACACATCATATACTACAGCCTTACCACCAGAACGAGCCATAGCTAATTCTATTTGGTAAACAACAATATTGTAAAGCATTTGTACATTGTCTAATAAATCTACAATAGAGGCAGGTGATCCAGAAGTATTGCCTTTTACACATCCAACATAAGACAATGGAGTTTTGCCTGGATTATCTATACTTCTTACTTGGTTATCTCTTCTTCTTGCGTTTACTAAAATTTTACCACCAATTTTCGTAGCCTCCCAAACATCATCCACCCATTTAGTCTCTATCCTATCTCCTTTTCTTTTTCTGTAAGTATCTTTTACCATTTTTCTAAATGGCCTGTTAGGATCATACTTATTTTCAGATAGTTTAAATTTAATTGCTCTAAGAGATTTCCATTCCGCAGTAACTACTCTAATTCTAGTTTCTCTTCCATGTCCAGTGTCAATCCATTCTAAGCCAGAGTTGTAATCATTTATATCTCCACCAGCATAAAGATTTCTCATCTTATCTAACTCCTCTAAATCTTTAGTAGTTAAACTATCTTTAAACTCATCATTTATTTCATTAACAGATATCCACCTTTCTTCTCCTACCCAGCTACAGTCATCTAGATAGTCAGAATGTGCAGAAGTATCAAATATTATATTTCTAGGATCAACTCTTCTTACGTATGGATCTCCGTTTTGGATACTTACCTTGTGGAACTCTTTTGATGTAACTAGTAAATCTCTAAAGCCCTCCTTAAACACATCTTTTAAATTATATCTATTAGTTACGTATTCTAATCCATCCTGAGCAGTTTCTTCTATCATCTCGCGATAGTTGTATTTCATATAAGTTTCTATATCTTCTGGTACAGGTATGCCTTGCCCTTCTTCTTTAACATCAACCTTCATGGTCTCTCTCATCTCTTGATGAAATTCATCTAAAAGCTCTCTCATCATTAAACTTACTTTATGATCTTGCTTTCTAATTACAGCAGCCTTATTAACTGTAGTAACCTTCATATCAATAGGCCTTCTTATCTCTTCACCAATTAAAAGATCAATCTTAGGTGTTATAATAGGATAATTAACCAATCTAGCTGGATATGTTAATCCATATTGCTCAGTTATATATTTATAGTCG